AAGCAATGATGCAGCAACGGCAGCAGGAACAAGAAGATGTCTATACCGCCGCCCAAGCTGCACAAGCAGTTAGGATGGTTGGAGAATAATGCAGGAAATAGACAAACTCCGCGCAATGTATAAAGAAACCTTTGATTCCACAAACGGACAGAAGGTTTTGCACGACCTTGAAGCCCGCTGTAACTGGCGGTCTTTAAGCTATGTGGCTGGCGATGCCAAGGCCACAGCTTTTGAGGAGGGTAAAAGAGCAGTCATCCTCCACATCCACAACATGCTGACAGAGGAGTAATTATGTCAGAAGAAGCAATCGAACAGGTAGACCAGCCTACCGAAGCACCGCTGTTGGAAACACCAGCGGATGTAGCGCAAGGCGGTTCTGGTAACGATTTTTTAAGCACAATACCAGAAGAATTGCGTGACCACCCAAGCCTCTCCCCAATTAAAGATGTTGGAAACCTTGCCCGTTCCTATGTGAACGCGCAGCGTCTTATTGGTGCAGACAAGATTCCGATGCCGGTTAATCCGACAGACGAAGACCTTGACCGCATTTATAGTCGGCTTGGGCGACCGGAAACGCCCGATGGTTATGAAATAGCTGTTGATGGGAATGTGATTACAGAAGATGCCGCCAAATCTTACGCCGATGTTGCGCACAAACTCCGGCTCTCGCCGGAACAAGCGAATGGTGTTCTTGAATACTACAAAAGCATGTCGCAACAAACTGCGGAAGCGGCGGAGCAGAATGAACAATTTGCCCGCGAACAGGTGGAGACTGAACTCCGTAAGGAATGGGGGCAAGCGTTTGAACAAAAACTTGCTGCGGCTAAGTCGGTTGTCCAAGACTTTACAACGCCTGAAATTTTGGAAATGAAGCTGGCAGATGGCACGATGATTGGCAACCATCCCGATTTCATCAAAGCGTTTGCAAACATGGCGGATTTCCGGCATAGTGTAACCAGTGAAGACACAATCTCTGACAGTCCTTCCAGCCGTGCTATGACACCTAAAGAGGCACAAGCAGAGATTGATGCCATCATGAATGACAAAACACATCCTTATTGGGATGCAAAAGCACCTGGTAGGCAAACCGCCATTGACCGGGTGTCAGAGCTGATGGACATGGTTCATGGATGAACTTGAAAAAGTCCATGCTCGAATGGATTGTTTGAGGATTGCGTTAGAGTTTGGAACTCAACGCGATGTTCTTGACCCGGCCCGATTAGCCGACAGGTATTGGGAATGGGTTACTAGGGGTAGCGAGGCAACTCGTCCCGCAGACGACCGGAAAGACGGTGGCCATACGCCGGCCAAAAAAGCGAGGAGCGTCCGAAAGGGTAGCGCACTGACAATGAACCAAATGTAACTGTGAAAACAAGGAGTTAGACTTATGTCTACGCAAGTAACCACAGCATTTGTTCAGCAGTATTCTGCAAATGTGCAGATGCTTTCACAGCAGATGGGTTCCCGTCTGCGTGATGCAGTGCGCATTGAGAATGTTGTTGGCAAAAATGCTTTCATTGACCAAATTGGTGCTGCGACTGCTGCCCTTCGCACCAGCCGCCACGCCGACACCCCGCAGATGGACACCCCGCATGGTCGCCGCCGCCTGTCTTTGGCTGACTACGAGTATGCTGACCTGATTGATGACCAGGACAAAGTCCGTATGCTGATTGACCCGACTTCATCCTACGCTCGTGCGGCAGCTGCTGCTATGGGTCGTGCAATGGATGATGTCATCATCGCCGCCGCTACCGGCACTGCAAGCACCGGCGAGACCGGTTCAGGCAGCGCAGACTTGGATGCAACCGCCAACTCTGTTGGTTCAGCTTCATCCAACGATGGCCTGACCATTGCAAAGCTGCGTGAAGCCAAGCGCAAGATGGACTTGCTGGATGTTGACCCGTCCATCAATCGTTACATCGCGGTTGGCCCTAAGCAGGTTGAAGACCTGCTCGGCACTACTGAAGTGACCAGCAGCGACTTCAACACCATCAAAGCACTGGTTCAGGGTGATGTTGACACCTTCATGGGTTTCAAATTCATCATGACCAACCGGCTGGATGTTGATGTAAATGACATCCGCAAGTGTTTTGCTTGGGCCGAAGATGGCTTGACCCTGGGTCTTGGTAAAGACATCTCTGCGCGGATTGATGAGCGTGCTGACAAGAGTTATGCAACTCAAGTCTACTACTGCATGTCTCTCGGTGCGGTTCGCATGGAAGAAGCCAAGGTTGTTCAAATCTTCTGTGACGAAACCCCTGACTAAGAGTGGCTAAGAGATGACAACGAAAAACTCTGACCTTATTGCCAATCTTGAGGCAACCCCGCCGGTCGTCAACAATGCTCAAGAGCTTGGTGGCGTAAAGCGTATTGCACAGGGCAATGTTGCACTGGCTGCTGGTGACAGCACCGATGACGACATTGTAATGCTTGCACCGATTCCAACCCACGCGACCCTGACTTCTGTCCGTGTTGGTTCCGACAATTTGGGTGGCACATGCACCTTTAATGTCGGCTTCTACACTGATGAAGGCGTGGTTGTTGATGAAGATGCGCTGGCTACTCTTGTAGCTGACGCGGCTGGCATGACGGAACTGCGTTATGAAGAAGCCAACATCAACACCACTGGTCAGCAGGTTTGGGAACTGGCGGGTCAGTCTTCAGACCCCGGTGGATTCTACTATGTTGCGGCAACTTTCTCCGCAACTGGTGGCACCGCTGGTGACATGGCTTTCATCATTGAGTATGTGGTGAACTAATCTGGTTGGGGCGGCCCCTGAAAGGTCGCCCCCTCCTTCCTCCTGCCGAGGGGAAGCGGCGTGGAATACAATAGTGATTTTAGGTATGACCTAAAGGTAGGACAGGTAAGCGAAAAGCGACTTGGTGAATTATTGACCGACAAAACTATAGAGGTGAAAAGAGATTTTAGGGCTTCACAAACTGGCAAAGTGTTTGTGGAGTTTTTTTGTAGAGGCAAACCATCTGGCATTGCTACGACAGAAGCAGACTTTTGGGCCTTTATGATTAGTAACGAATCTGTGGTAATATTACCTACAAAGCGTGTAAAAAAACTTGTTAGGGAAGCAAAAAGGAAAGGGAAGGTTGTCTCTGGCGGCGATAGCAATTTAAGTCAGGGCGCACTGGTAGAAATAGAGAGGCTTATGACCGATGCCATCCGTTGTTGACATTTGTAACGAAGCTATGGACTTGCTTGGCGCAGGAACCATTACAGCACTAAGTGAGAACTCAAAAGAAGCGCGGATTTGCAATCGGCGTTTTTCTACTGTGCGTGACGCTGTTCTCCGAGCGCACCCTTGGAATGTGGCTATTACCAGAAAGTCCATTGCACAAGACGCTGACACACCGGCATTTGGGTTTAGTTACCAATACACCCTGCCAAACAATCCTTATTGCTTGCGGGTTCTGTCCTTCTTTGACGACCAGGTGGACAGCGAGATTGCTGCGTATGACACCCGGCTTATGTATAAGATTGAAGGCCGCAAAATCCTGTCAAACGAAAGCACCTGCAAGATTACCTACATCGGGCGCGTTACCGACACAGAGCAGTATGATTCCCTTCTTAGCAGCACTGTGGCGCATCGCTTGGCCGCAGAAACGGCCTATGCCCTGACGGGTAGTAATGGCGTTGCCCAAAATATGTTTGACCTATATGAGTCTCGTTTGCGTGAGGCTCGCTCCATTGATGCAATGGAAGGAACACCAGACAAGCTACTTGCAGACGACTTCATCAATGTGAGGTTCTAAGATGGCCCGCGTCTCCACCATCATTACCAACTTTCAAGCTGGTGAGCTTTCCCCGCGCCTTGAGGGCCGCATTGATTTGCAAAAGTATAACTCTGGGGCGCAGACGCTACAGAATATGCTGGCCTTTCCCCAGGGCGGCGTTACGCGCAGACCAGGCACATACTATGCTGGTTCATCAAAAGATGGTGGCAAGGTTCGTCTGATTAACTTTGAATACAGCGATGAGCAAGCGTATGTGCTGGAGTTTGGCGCAAACTACATTCGCTTCTTCAAAGATGGCGGTATTCTGACCGAGGCAACAAAGTCCATCACCGGGGCAACTGCGGCAAACCCGGTTGTTATTACCGCTACATCGCATGGTTACTCAAACGGCGACCGGGTATATATTACCGGCGTAACCGGCATGACAGAGATTAACAACAGGGAGTTTACTGTAGCCAATGTTACTACTAACACCTTTGAACTTAGCGGTGTGGATGGTTCTGGTTTTTCTGCTTTTGTTTCTGGTGGCACTGTTGGTAAAATTGTCGAAGTAACCACCACATATAGCATAGATGACATATTTGAAATCAATCATGTCCAATCTGCTGATGTGCTTTACCTAGCGCATAAAGACCACGACCCCGCAAAGCTGACCCGCACTACAGCCACCAGCTTTACCCTGTCTGACATTAATTTCATTGATGGGCCTTGGCTGGACGAAAACGACACGGACACAACTATGTATGCCTCTGCTGCAACCGGCACCGGCATAACTATTACGGCCTCTGCGGATGTGTTTAGCAGTGACGATGTAGGCCGCTATATTCGCTTCCGTGAAATCCTTGAGATTGAGCATGACTTATGGGCAGCCAGCACCAGCTATGCTGCAAACGCGACTGTTCGTTTTGGCGGGCATGTTTATAAAAATGTAACAGGCAGCACCCAAACATCTGGCAACACCGCGCCCGTTCATCTTTCCGGCACAGAAACCTATGGTGCTATTGATTGGGAATACTTGCATGACGAGTTTGGTCATGTGAGAATTACCGGATTTACCAGCGCAACTGTTGTTACGGCGGATGTGCATGAAGACCAGTATGGCAACTCGCGTCTGCCAGACAGTGCTGTTGGTTTAGCCAATGCTAATACAAGATGGTCACTAGGTGCTTTTGACGGAGACCAAGGCTTTCCCCGCGCTGTGGCGTTTTATGAGGAGCGTCTTTACTTTGCTGGAACACCGGGTCGGCCACAAACCATTTTTGGTTCAGTAACCGCCGACTTTGAAAACATGACCCCCGGCATACTGGATGACAGCGCAATCAACATCACGATTGCATCCGACCAGGTGAATGTTATTAAGCACATGATTCCGGGTCGCTTCTTGCAAGTGTTGACTAGCAGTTCAGAGTTTACTTTGTCTGGTGGCACAACCGGGCCGGTAACGCCAACAAATGTTAGTGTGCTGCGCGAGACCACATTTGGTTCATCCGATGTCCGGCCTTTGCGGGCTGGGGCCAGCACCATCTTAATTCAGAAGGGCCAAGAGAAGGTTAAGGAAATCACCTTTGACTTGGACACAGACGGGCTTGTGGGCCGCGACCTTACCATCCTGGCAGAACATTTGGCCCGTGGTGGCTTGACCGACATGATTTGGCAGCAGGAGCCAGAGTTAGTGCTTTGGTTTGTGCGGGCTGATGGCACTCTTGTTGGCCTGTCTTATGACCCAGCAAACAATACTATTGGCTGGCATAGTCACCCGCTGGGCGGCACTGGCGTTGTTGAAAGCATTACGGCTATTCCTAGCGGCGCAGAAGACCAAGTATACTTGTCAGTCCAGCGCACGATTAACAGCCAAACTGTCCGCCACATTGTTTATATGAAGCCAATTTATTTTGGCACAGATGTTTCGGATGTCTTTTATGTAGACTCCGGGCTGACATACGACAGCACAGCAACAAGCACCATTAGCGGCCTTAATCATCTTGAGGGTGAGACTGTGCAGATTTTGGCGGATGGCTCGGCTCACGCAGACAAGGTGGTAAGCGGTGGAACGGTTACGCTAGACCGGGAAGCATCTACTGTCCATATTGGCTATTCCTACACATCCCTTGTTGAGACTTTGCGTATTGAGGCCGGTGCTGATGATGGCATTTCACAGGGAAAGATTAAGCGCATACATGGCGTAACTGTGCGTTTTATTGACACTGTTGGCGCAGAGGTTGGGCCTGACACCAGCAACCTTGACCGCATCCCGTTCCGTGACAGCAGCATGGCTATGGACGCGGCTGTTCCTATGTTTGATGGCGACAAGGAAATATTTTTCCCATCCAGCTATGAGACGGATGCAAGGGCTGTTGTTAGGCAGACACAGCCTTTGCCTATGACTGTTTTGGCAATCATGCGCAGGAGCAACACATTTGATGCTTAACTTGCAGCCTGTTCAAGAGCAGGACATTTTAGAGGTTGAGTTAAATTATGTAATGACCCCGGAGGCTCGTGTTGCCTTTACTAAGAACAGAGACATACGGGGCTTTGCACTTTGGCAGGGGCCACACATTGTTGCCATAGGAGGCGTTCATTTGATGTGGCATGGTGTGGCAGAAGGATGGTTTTTGATGGGTTCGCGTGGGTATGACATACCGCTGTTGGTGGCTAGGTATTCAAAGCGTGGGCTTGATGCTATAATCAGAGACAACAAAATCAGGCGTGTGCAAGCCAGCGTTAGTGTTGTTGATGATGTTGCTGTTCGCTTTGCGGAGTGGATGGGGTTTGATGAGGAAGGTGTTATGAGAGCGTATGGCTTGGATGGCTCCGATTATTATAGGTATGCAAGGGTAAGCTGATGAGTTTTTTAACCGCACTTTCTGCAATAGGGACTGTAACCAGTTTTCTTGGGCAGCAAAAAGCAGCCCGTGCAGCCGAAGCTGTTTCTGAATACAATGCAAAAGTAGCAGAGAACGAGGCAGTTCTTGTTGCCAGACAAAAGGTAGCAGAAGAAGCAATCCTTAGGAAAAACTCAAAAAGACTTGCTGCAACACAAAGGGTTGCTACAGCTGCTTCTGGAATAGAAATGTCCGGCAGCCCGTTGCAAGCATTGGCTGACACATATTTTAACACCGAACTGGATGCGCTTCGCATACAATATAGTGCCGACATAGCAAAGACAGCGGCAGAGGTAAATGCTGAATTGACCCGCGCAGAAGGAAGGGCTAGAGCAAGCGCATTAAGAACGCAATCATACACATCACTGCTTGGTTCTGCCTACCAGACAGCGCAGCTTTTGGAGTAGTAAATGCCGAGAATACCATTATATAATCGCGGGCTAGGCCCGTCTGTGCAGATGGCAACTGGTCAGCTTTCTCGCCGAGCAGATGTAAGCGCATTTACTGCTCCTGGGCGCGCACTTTCGCAGTTTGGGGAGAGGGCGGGCAACATTGCCTTTCAGTTCGGTATGCAAGAAAGGGCAAGAGAGGACAAAACTATACTTGCTGAAGAACAGCTTGCTGCCAAAGATTACTTTGCCACAAAATTAATGGAAGACCAAAGTTTGTCCACACAAGAGGCTGAACAAAACTTTCAGCGGCATAGGGACGAATATATACAAAGACTTGATGGGAAGGGTTACTCTGAAAGGAGAAAGTCACTTGTTCTTGGCGAGGTGAACAACATCTTTGCCCAAAGAAACTTTGATGCAAAATTGAACGCTTTTAACAGGGCAACAAAGCGGGCAACAGAAACGGACAATATGTTTCTGCAATCCAGCCTGGAAACTCTTAGGGTCTTTTCGCCGGAATCACCACAATACCAAAAAGCCCAAACTGATGTGGCTTCAACATTTGCTAACGCTCAAGCCGAAAACAGAAAGCTGTCATACACACCGCAATCATACGAACTCCAAGTAAAGTTGGACAGAGCAAATCTTTCTTTTACATCAGCCACAACTCCAGCGGAGGCAGATGAGGCTTACAATGCTTTGAAGGACGACCCAACAATTCCTCCGGCAAAATTGTTACAAGCTAAAAATCTTCGCAATACAACAAAAGCAAGGCTTGGCCAAGAGTTGTATGATTCCACCCTTGAGACAATCACAGAGTTGACCCCCTCTGCGGATGAAGCCGCCCAGATTGCGTCAGGGTATGATGCAGGTGAGGATTTTTCTATTACAAGAGAAAGCGGTGAAGAACTGTCTTTTTCTGTGCAAAACATGCCCATCAGACTGCGGCGGCAAATTGCAAGTGTGGCCCGCACCGCCGCCAAAGAATTTAATGACGGGGTTCGTGCTGGCATTATTGCTGACATGACCAATGCCTTTGAAGAAGCTGGTGCAGATGGAGTAATGGCCATTGCAACTACTGCAATGACGGATGCGGCGAACAAAGAGGAAGCGGATGCGGCAATACTTGGTGGAGCTAGGCTGTTTGAGGCACAGTCAAAAATAGCTTACGCCAATGGAGAGTTTGAGACTGCCACCGCCTTTGCCAATTTGGCAGAGTCGCTTGTTAATGAAAGTTTTATGGGTAGGCCATCTCTGTCACAGAACGCTGGCTCTGTGGGGACTGCATCAAATTCAATCCTCAAATCGGTTGCCCAAACAAGGGTTGAAATTGAGGGCAAAAGGCAAGAGCAAGCCAAAATAAGCGTAGGTGTTAGCTCGTTATTTAATGGCACATACGACAATTTGTCAGGCTTTTATAGCAAAACAGAAGAAACGCAAATTTTGAATCAGGCTATGAGTGGACAAAGCCTACCGCAACAAATGGAGATTCTTGAGCAAAACAATGTAACCTACCAACCTTTTAGGGGCGTTGTTGATGGGGCTGCCACAGAAGGCTTAGGAGCAACCCCTGACATAAATGCTGTCTCTCAAGGGCTTGAGCTTTACCGCCAGCTAAAGGTTCGTGGCAAGGGCGTTTTGAACAACCACACTGATGAAACATCGCGGGCCTTCTTTGATTCCGTCCTTGCTCTTGAGTCTGTCGGGGTTGAAACATCAGATGCAATAACAAGGGTCAACAGGGCCTTTCAAACCGGCGTTGATGTAAATGCAAAATATTCAACAGTCAAAAGTGCCGTTGATGAAATATTGGACAATTCCGTTACAACAATTTTTGGCATAACCATCTCTGGAGAGCGTGTGGACAACCGCGTTTCAATCCATCAAAAGGTGGAAGACTTGTCAAAAATTTACATTCGTATGGGAACCATGAGTGCGGAAGAAGCTGTGTCTGCGGCCATGACATCCATACAGGACACGCACATAAATCTTCGTGGACAGCTTATACCTCGCCGCAAGAACTTTCCATTCTACCCAAAGGACGATGACCTGCGCAGAATGGTGGATTTGGCAGCCAAAAACTTTACTGAAAAATACGGCGATGACGAAGTTGTATTGGATGAAGATGACAATGTTTCTCTTGTTCCGTTTCCGGGCCGTGTTGACCAGTGGCAAATACTCATAAATGGCATGCCCGCAACAACGGGGATTGACTCAATTTACACGCTTGATGATTTGCAGGGTCTTATGGCCGGTGACAGAAAAACACAGGTTGATGCAATCATACAGGAAAATCTTGAGAAACGCGGCCTGACGGAAGAAGACAAACTGATTGGTGAGGCGCAGGAGTTGCGCCGTAGAGCCGGTGAGTTGACTGGTGCAAATCTGGCAAAAATTAGGCGAGAGCAAGGCGAGGCCGCAGCGCAAGCCGCAGCAGCAGAAAGACAAAGACTGCTGGACGAAGCGGAGTCAATCACACAGCTTCTAAATGAAAGCAAGAGGTTGCAAAGTGGCAATTAACTCAGAGGAAGTTCAAGTTCAACGCCCAATCAGCCTTTTGGAAGAAAAAAGGGCCGAACAAGAATACCAAAAAGAGCGTGAAAAGGTAACATTTGGCCAGGCTTTGGATGCAGCCTTTGCCGAAGAAAACACAATGTCTTGGATTTTCAATGGCTTGGAGCAATTTGAGCCAGATGAAAAGTTTGACCTAACGCCAGAGCTTGTTGAGGAGCTAACCGAAGGAATACCGGACGACAAGCAGGATTTTATTGCTGATGCCGTTAGCCTGGCTCACGCCCAAAAGCTCCGTGAAAGAGCGTTGGACTCTCTAAAGAACCAAGAGACACTTGCCAAATATGGCTGGGGCGGAATTGGGTTGCAGATTGCAGCGGCAACCTTGGATGTTCCGGCCATTGCGGCCACTGTTGCAACAGAAGGGGTAGCTGCACCTGCGATTTGGGGAGCAAAGGCGACCAGACTTGGTAGGGCATTTAGGGGCGCGACCGCAAGCTCTGCGTCAGCCGCAGCGATTGAAAGCTACTTAGTTTCACAAAATTCAATGAAAGACCCGTATGACATTTTGTATGCGGCGGGTGGTGGCTTTATTCTTGGCGGCGCGGCTGGAAGCATTTTTGGCAAAACATCTGCCGACCGCTACAAGGAAGCATTTTTCAAGGTTCAGCGTGATGTGAATCAGGCGCAGGTGGCGGATGTAAATGAAGCTATGGCGGCCCGAAACATTGACACTGGCGTTGGCGCAATGGAAAACCCAATGTCTCGCCCATCACAGGACATAGAGATTAGGCGCGGCATACAAGAGAAAATTGACGAAGCTGATTACGAGCCTATGGCAGATTTTGGCAAGGTTCGCTTTGACATGGTTGGCCAACTCAAAAGCTCTCCGATTGGAATTAGCCGCAAAGTAGCAAACATGTTGGGAGAAGACGCTGTAAATCCGGGTGAAATTACAGCCGACTTAATGAAAACAGTTGGAACCAAAACTGTTACGAATTCATTTTATAAATCATACGACCCGAACTATGAAAATTGGGCAAAGGAAAGCGGCATTGGCTTGGTTGGCCGCAAAATGGAAAAGCGGCGTTCGGAGTTTGGTCAGCTTGTGGCAGATGAAATTGAATTGCCCGGCTCAACCGCAAACCCGCATGTTATAGCTGCCGCCAATGATGTTCGCAAAATATTTAAGAACATGCTGGAAGATGCCCGCCGCGCTGGTGTAAAAGGCTTTGATGAAATACCTGACAATCCGACATATTTTAGCCACCTTTGGGATGGTTACAGGTTTGAGACAGCGCAAAAAAACGGGTTTGGTGCGCCAGAAATAATTGGTCTGTTAAAAACCTCCCTATTAAATGCCAATCCGCAAATGACGGATGACATAGCCGAATCAATAGCCAAAAGAATGTCCAGAAAAATACGCCAAAGACAGGTTGGGATTGACTCTGGAATGGCGCGTATATTCAGCACATCAAACAAAGAGGCATTGCGTGACATTTTGAGGGAGGAGTTTGAAGACATTTCCGCAGATGAAATAGACCGCGTTGTTTCCTTGTTGGATTTTAAGCGTGAAGGCGTTTCACCAAGGGCGCGGCGCAGACTTAACTTTGACATGAGCGCAGCCATAGAGAAAAATGGCAAAACCTTGCACATCAAAGACCTGATGGAGCGTGACACTGAAGCGGTGGTAAATGCCTACATCAATCAAATGCAGGGCCGAATTGCATTGGCTAAAAAGGGCATATTTTTAGATGGTGATTTTGAAGCCATTAAGAAGGACATTCGCGCCGCTGGTGATGAAATAGGTAACAACAAGCAGGCAGAAAAAGACATACAAAAACTGGATGTGTTGTATGCTTTGATTTCTGGCCGCCCATCTCCCTTAATTGGCGACCCTACCAGCGACCTCAACAGAATCACGCGTTTGCTTATGGACTACAACTTCATAAGGGTTATGAACCAGGTTGGATTTGCACAGATTTCTGAATTGGGCAACGCGGTTTCAATAGATGGCACTATGGCCCTGCTTCGTGTGATGCCTGACTGGAAAAACATGATTAAACGAGCAGCCAATGGTGACTTGCAGGATGATGTTGCGCGTGACTTAGAGGCGTTTGTTGCGCCTGGCGTTGACAGAAGAACTCAGCAATCTATGAATAAATATAGCGTTGAGGATTTATACAGCCTTGGCAAAGGTGATTTTATTGACCGCGCCATCAACACAATGAGTGTGGCAAAACGCATGACCGCCGATTTGTCTGGTCTTGCACCCCTGACAGTTATTTTTGAGCGCACCGCGGGCAAGGTTGCGGTTCAGTCCCTTGTTGACCTGGCTTCTGGACTTAAAAAAACCAGAATGAAAAAGCTTGGCAATACAACGCTTGAGCAAGACATCAAGTCTCGTTTGGCTAACTTGGGGTTGGATGAAGAAATGTGGCCCCGTGTGGTCACAATGATTAAGCAGAACACAGTAACCAATCCATCTATGTTTTCTCGCAGCCGGAAGGTTAGGTCTATAAATATGGAGGCATGGACTGACATAGAAGCAAGGGATGCTTTTTCTTATGCAATAGCTCGGTGGACAAGACAAAGCATCCAGCAAAATGATGTCGGCAATCTGAATATTCACATGACAAGCACAATGGGCAAAATACTTACGCAATTCCGTGCGTTCATGCTTGTGTCCCATTCCAAACAATTTTTGCACAACATCAAAAGAAATGACTTTGCTGCCTACCAAGCTATGATGTGGTCAACCTTCTATGGTGCTACTGCGTATGTTTTGCAAACTCATGTAAATGCGATTGGTCGGGACGACAAACAAAAGTTTTTGAACGAACGCCTTTCTGTTGAAGAAATAGGAAAAGCAGCATTTGTGCGGAGTTCTTGGGCGGCACTTCTTCCGGGCGGATTTGACACAGTTATGTGGGCAACAGGCCAAGAGCCAATATTTGCTTATAAACGCTCAACCGGCCTTGCCACCAGCTTTATAGCTGGAAACCCGGTTTTTGACTTGCTTGACACAACCGGAAAAACAATACAGGGCGGAAGCAGAGCTTTGTTAAACCCAGAATACCAATGGTCTCGCGGCCAACAACGCGCACTTAATTCGCTTCTGCCATTTCAAAACGCAATCGGAATCAAGAATGTTTTGAATACAATGGTTGAGGGATTGCCAGAGCAAGCACGGATTACAGAACAGTAGCGGGCTTTTTATGATGCCCGGAATCGTGTATAAAGAAAAGGCAAGGAGCCTTAGATGACTGTTAGTTCAACGACCACAAAAAATAGCTACTCCGGCGATGGTTCCACCCACGAGTTTACTTATGGGTTCAAGATTACTGCCGCCAGCGAATTGAAAGTCATCATCCGCACAGATGCAACGGCTGCGGAAGCCGAGGAGTCCACCAACAATTATGTGATTACCGGGATTGACAATGACTCTGGTGGCACTGTGCTGTTCAAGTATGACACTGGCAATCCAGCGGATGCACATTACAGCACCACAGATTACCGGCCACAGACAGGCGAGACTGTTCTGCTGAAGCGTGACCTGCCTTTGACGCAGACCACAGACTATACACCAAATGACCCGTTCCCGGCAGAGGCCCACGAGGA